GGCGTAATGGCGATGCTCCAGAGCTTGTCGGCCAGAGCGTCCACGTTGATCTTGATGAGGTTCTCAAGGCGATGGCCGAGGGCGAGGTCGCTCTGGCTGATGCCGAAGAACTGAGCCACATGATCCAAGGTGACGGTGGCTTTGCCAACGGTCACATCGGAGCCGGGTTCAAAGTTGGTCGGGTTGACAGCGGTGGCGCTGGTTGCCGAGACGATGGGCACCTGAATGGTGTCCTTAGCTTTCTTGACTTCGTTCGAGAAGTCAGTGGTGAAAAGGCGCAGAGGAGCGAGGCGATTAGCCAAGACTGTCTGAACCTGTTGCGAGATGGTGGCGACCACCAGCCCGGAATCGAATACGTTAGCCATATCTTTAGTTGATTAGGTTGGGTTTGTTGGTTGTTGGGTTTTCCTTAGCTGGTGGCTTTGGAAAGTGAGGCGCGAGCGGCCCAAATGGCCTTCTTGTGCTCGGCGTAAAGTTTGTTGCTGGCTGCGAAGTCCTTGGCCTCGACTGCGGCCATCCACTGCGCCACGGGGTCGGACTCTTCGGACTTGGCAACCGGGGCGACCGTTGCGGCGGAAACGCCTGCGGATTTCTCCAACGCGGCGAAAGCGTCTTTAACTTTGGCAAGCTCGGCCTCGGCAGCTTCGGCGCGGGCGATGGATTCGGCCTTCTCGGCTTCCAGCGCGGCGAGCTTTTCGGCGGAAATAATTGGTGTCACGCCTGCATTAGGATCGCGCTCGGGCGCGGCCTCTGCGGCGGCGGGTTCTTCTGTGACTTCGGGCGCGACTTCGGCCTCGACTGCGGCAGGCGCTTCCTCAACGGCGACTTCGACCGCAGGCGCGGCGACTTCGACTTCGGTAGCGACGGAATTGGATTCGTCCATGCGCTTTGCAAAAGTGTCAAACCTGTGGCGCAAATCCTTGGCGCTCGCGGCGGCAGGAATGCCGTCCTCGATAGCGTCCACAAAGCCGAGCGCGGTGGCTTCCAGCGCCGTCAGCCACGTCTCTTCGTCCATGAGTCGGCTGATCTCTTCGGCGGGCATCCCGCTCTTGCGCTGGTAGCCGCGCACCAGTGTGGACTTCATGGTGTCGAGCAAGTCGGCTTGCTTGCGAAGATCGTCAGCCTCGCCAGCGGCGAGCGTCCACGGGTTGTGGATCATCAAGAGCGCGTTTTCGCTCATGTATGTCGGCTTGCCCGACATGGCGATGTAGCTCGCCATTGAAGCCGCAAGGCCGTCGATGTGGACGGTGACGCCGCCTTCGTGGCGATTTAGCGCGTTGGCGATGGCACTTCCGTCAATGATCTCTCCACCGGGGGAGTTGATGCGGACATGAACGTGCTGGCCTTTGTATTCGCGCAGTTCTGCGATAAACTCTTTTGCGCCGATGCCGAACGCACCGATTTCGTCGTAGATAGAAAGCTCAATCTCGCCGCTCTTGTCGGAAGAGTTCTTAAACGCATACCACTTCTGGGTCATGCACCCTCGCGGGTGTCAAACGTCGGCAGGCGGCACTTCTACTTGCGAGGGCTGTTCGGCATATTCTTCTGTCTCGTTGTGAACCATCGGCGCGGGTGATCCCGGCGCAGGCGGAAACACATCGGTGACGTATAACCCTGCGGCCTCGCACTTTTCTTTGCGGCGAACAGCGGCAGCAATCGCCGCATCTTCTTCGGCCTCTTCGTCCAGCCCGTGCATCTCGGCAAAGCGGCGGGTGGACATTGCGCCCGTGCGGACGATCTCCAAGAGCGCCTTGGTATCGCGGCCAAAGTCTACCGTGGCGCGGGCGGGCGGGATAAAGTCCACCCTCCACCAATCGTCACGCAGCGGCAGGCGTCCCGCTTGAATCTCCGACCAGACCCAATACTTCCAGAAGCGGCGGCAAAACTGGTTGATGAGCCATTCCTGCAATTCGGAAAAAAAGACCTGTGCATCAGCCAGCACATAGCGGGTATTGGCCCCGCCGATCCCGGCCACCGACCAAAGCATTTCGGGCGATACACCGATGCCCCAAGAGATGTCGCGGGCGAGAAAGTCGAGGAACGCTTGGAAGTTATTGCCGGGATGCTCGTTTTTGAACTGCTGCAACTTGCTTCCGGGCGGCAACTGCACCACGCCCGATTGCGAGTAGAGCTTGTCGAGCGTCACGCTTCCCGTGGAGGCATCCTGCTTTTTAAGCGCGGCCCCCATGCCGATTTGCATGGCGTCGGGCGACTCGATGATGAAAGCGGGCTGACTCGCCAGCTTAAACGTCTGCTTGGTGAAGCTGACAATATCGGCCATGTCGTGCAGATGCAGGGCTGCGCGGGCCAACCATGACGGGCTGCGCGTGTAGCCAATCCGAACAGGGCGGCGGAAATGCAGGATGTCATCGGCAGAGACATCGGTGAAACGCTGCGCGTCAGCGCTGCCAAGGATGCGGTATTGTGTCGGCCTGCCGTAGCGATCAGTCCGCACACCGTCCTGCCATTCGTCTTGCGCCAGCGGGGTCGAGGCATTGCCCACTTGCTCCGCTCCCATGAACCGAACCAAAGCGCGCCCGCTTTCGCTTTTGATGAACTGCCCGAAAAAGTCGCCGTCGATAGCAACGTGGCGGATGATGAAGCTCTGTGCTTCGTAAAAATTGACCTGACCGCCCGCGTCGAAACCAAACGCCTCGCGGCCTACCGAATCCTCAAAAAGCTCTTCAGCCTGCTTGTTCCAAGCATCGTCCGAGGTGCGAGCGGCGGGAATGATGCCCGTGCCGCAGACATAACGCGCCACGCCATCGACGGCGCGGGCGGCAAGGCCCACGTTGTTGTAGAGCCAGCGCGCCTTCCGCATGATGTTGACCCGCGTGCCGTTGGTAAGCTCGTTGCGCGGCTCCACCGTGGGCATATAGATGAACGTCCTGCCCGGCTGATAAAGTTCGCCCGCCTCATAGGCGGCATTTTTGGCGTCGGGCTTGCGTGGCCTGCCTGCTCCGGGGCGCGCTCCGCCGCGCTTTGATTTCGTTTGAATTTCCGCCACGCCTGCGGCGGTCTGTCAAATCACAGGCGCACGGGCGCTTCCGACCAATCGGCGTAAACCATGCCCGCGCTGCGGACTTTCGTGGGCTCGGCAGAGGGGGCGAGGTCTTCGATCAAGTCTTCGACCAGATTTAGAATGTCGGCCTTGCTGTATTTGCGCGCCTGCCCCGATGTGCTGCCGCCCTCAAAGCCCGTCGAGGTGATAGTGACCTCCGAATCAGCGATGGAATACAGCTCGTCAGCAAGAGTCTGAAGCTGAGTCAGAGACTTGGTGCGTTTTAGATATTTTCTGATTCCTGCCAATTCGGAGGTCATGCCCATTCTTTCAATGTCAATGCGCGCCCGTTACCAACCAAGCCACAGGCGAAAGGTTCGCGCCACCACTTCCAGCGACCAGACAAAGCCAATCGCCGCGAAGCAGAACAGCAACACGGGCATTGCGCGATCCGCGCTCACAGGCCGAACTCCGTTTTCAACTGCACGGCCAAACGCGCGAGACGGTCAAACTCGTAAAGGAAGTCTTTGGCTGCATCGCGGCTCCACTCGGACGGGAGACGATAGACGGTGCGGAAGGACAGCGAGAATGGCGGCTTGTCCTTGTCGCCTTCGCCGTCTTCTTGCTTCGGCTCGCCCTCTGGTAGCACGCCTGCCGTTTTGTATGCGTCCTGCAAACCCTTCGGATTAGATTGCAAAAGTTGATTTAAATCTACTTTTGCGAGCTTCATCCATTTCAGCATCGTGTGGTATCCGCGATCCCCGGAGTTTTCCTCCAGCCAATCCTTGAATGTTCCATGCGGAACAATTTCCTTCGCGTGGTTGCAGATTGCCCCGGCGTTCCACGCATGGCGGATTGCGATTTCCGCGCAGCCCTGCGCCATCGCCGCGCACTTGTCGGCCTACTCCGCGCAGCGTTTAAGCTCTGCGGCACAAGCTGCTGCATCAATGCAGACTTCAAGGTTGAGAGACGGCTGACTGAGTTGTAGTTCGTTTTGCATTTGTTCTGTGTTTCTTTTCTTTGGTTGTGGACTTGTGTTGCCCGTTTTCGATAGACCTCGACTGCGCGGTCTGACTTCATTCCGCGCGACTGCCGCAGGTCAAATTTGCGTTTGTATTGCCGCACCGTGGCGCTGATGTTCGCCCGCGTGTAACCGAACTTTTCGGCAATCTGCGTCTCGGTCATGCGCGTGCGGCCAAGGGCAAACAGCAGCGCATAGCCATGCATAGCAATTTGTCGCGCCGAGGCCCGCACATATCCCCCCTCACCCATGAGCGTCCCGGTCACGGTCTGCAAAATGATGAGCGCGGCTTCCTCGCCACGCGCGCAAGAGCCCGGATCGTTCTCCTGCTCCATCCACTCGGCGGCTCCGATTTCCACGCCGCTGCGGATAACCCCTTGCAGGTAAATCAAGATGGTGTCGATGCCCGCGCCCTTGGCAATTAGCGCGGCCATGTCACGGCGCATCTGCTCGCGGAATTGTCCAATCCCGTCGAGGCAGTAATCCGACAGCGCATCCTTCGGCAACTCTGGCCCGACGCGGTAATCGTCGAGCGGGTTGGCGTGATGCGCGAGTTGATCGTCTATGCGTTTAGCGTCTGGAGAGTCGTGGCCCATTACGGCCACGCGGGCGAGGTGTGAATCTCATCGGCGCGGAGATTAACACAAATGAAAAATCGGTCAAATGACCCCCTTGCGCTGAAGCGCCTTGAGGCGGCGAACCTCCCCGGATTTCTTCCCCGCTTCGCTGTAATGCTTTTTGCTGCGGGCCTTGGCCTTGCCTGTCCCTGCCGCCCCGCCCTTTTTGCCAAGGGCGGCGGCGGCTTTGGATATGTCGGATTGTTTGCTCATTGTGGCGCTATGTTAGCGATTCGGCGGCGGTTAAGTCGATGGGCAACTCAAGTTGCGGATCGGCGGCTTGGATGCGGGCCAGCTGCACGGTGTGCGCGTGGCGGATGATGATCTCGGTCAGCTTGAGAGCGGACGGGAGATCGTAGTCGTGCTGCGCGTTGAATGCGGCGGCGGCGTGGGCGATTTCGTTGATGTTCATGACGTTAGAAGCTGGAGACAATGATACCCCCGTCGAACTCGATGAGTTGCCCGCGATCCGTGATATAGCCGCGAATGCGGTCATCGCACTCGTCGGGCAAGGTATCCGGTTCAATGCGCAGAGCGGATTCCCAAGCTCCGATGCTTCCGAAGTAATCTTCGGCCCACTGGCGCAACCCCGTGTATTCGGAGAAGTCGCAGCGAATCGCTACGGCGTCGAACTCCATTTCCTCCCCGCTGCCTTCCTCGTATTCGACGAGGGACTCGGCCATTGCCAAGGCTCCTGCGGGTGTCCAGTTAGCGTTATCGTCGTGCAGCAATCGCAGCGCGACTTCCTGTGGTGTGAGTGTCTCTTTCATTTTGTTCTGTGTTCTTTCTTTTTATTTCAGCGGTTGCCGCCGCTGTTCGTGGTTCGCCGTCTGGCGTCCCATGCCGCCCCCGGCGTGCGGGGGCGGGAGGGAGGTCAGAAGTTGTAGTAGCGGCCTTGGAAGGCGCTAAACGCATCCGTGTTCGGCCAAGTCATTTCGCCAGACTCGCCATCATTCCATGTGACTTTCGCACCGATGACGGCAACGCCGTTTTCGTCTGCGGTGGTGTAGCACGTTCCGACCGCGATCGGACGTTTTTCTACGGGTTTGATGCCGAGACAGTAGTCGCCAAACGGCGTGTGCTGCGTTGTGACTTCGACAAGCGAATCGTCGGAAAGTCCTGCGGTTGCTTTCTGCATCCAATCAACCCAGATGACTTGGCGGCTGCGGACGGACTCGACGGTTTCGACTTGTGTTTGTGTGTTCTGTGTTTTCATTACGCAGACAAGTTAACGCAAGCGCTTGTCTTTGTAAAGGGAAAAAATTCACTTTTTTTCATCTTTTTTTCACCCCCCCTAACCCCTTGAAAACAGAGGGTTTACGGGGTCACTTCTTCTGACGGGGCCGCGCCCGCGTCGAAATTTCCCCGGAGAATTTGCCAACTGACCACGGCCAGCTTGCAGCAATCCCCGTAGTGATCGTTCGGCAACTTCTTCCACGTTTGCAACGTCCCGCCCGCCGTGCGCTTCGTCATGAGTTGCTGCCCGCTGAGTCCCGCGATGAGCGAGTCAGGTGCGTCGATCGGCAAACGAAAAAGCGGAACGCGGCGGCGATTGATTCGCCAATCGTAAAACTCCGTCTTCAGCGTTTGGTCGATGTAGGTGTAAAGCCCCAAGCCTTCGGGTTGTTGCAAGCGCGTGTATCGCACCGGGTCTTTGCCGAAGGCTGCGTCACTTCCTTTGCTCGGCCACAGCAGCGGAGCCGTGGCATAGCAAACATTGTAAACGCGCTCGGTGAGGTAGCCGCTATCGACAAGCCCGCGCTGAATGAAAACGTCATTGCCTGCCGCGTCGAGGTAACGAATGCGCGCGGGGTTATCTTCTTGCACGAAGGCAATGAGGTCTTCGGGCGATAAGACCGTGCCGCAATCAATCGGGGTAATTTCTCCCGTGATGCTGATAGCGGAAACAACCCAATGCGTTTGATTTTGTCCGGGGTCAGCGCCGAGGAATAAATAAGCCAAGCGATCCCCAGAGCAATGCGGCGGGATCTTTTGCCACTCGCACGAAACGTCCCGGCATTGCCTCACTTTTTCCTCGCGCACGTTTACGTCAATCGGCGCGTATGGAATCGCCAGAGTCGAGTTGTTGAAGTCCTGCAAATCGGCGGGCGTATCCTTCCCCTGCAAAAACTTTGCCGCCAGTTCGCCAAAGCCGCAGGATCTCCACGGGGCATAAAGCGAGTTGAGGTGATAGCTGCGGCGTCCCGCAGATGCGGCGGGATTCGTTGCGCGCCATTCCCCTTCGCGGAGCATCTTGGTTTTGTGGCCGTCCGTGATCTTGCCTTGGCAAGCCGCGCACTCGTAGTAAGCCGAAGCGCGCACAGCGTCCTCGTTCCACTTGCCGTCGAGCTTGGCCTCCTTATCCCATTTGACCTGTGAGAACTCCAGTCGTTGCTTGTCGCCGCAATGCGGACACGGGACGTAGTAATAACGCTGATCGCCCGATTGAAATGCCGTCCAGATTTCGCCGTCTGGCGTGGTCGGTGTCGAGGTCTTCACCCGCAGCGCGTTCGTGTAGCTCTTGGTGCGGTTCTCGGCCAATGCTACGGCAGAGGATTCTTTCTCCGTGGCCTCGGCAAATTTGTCCGTTTCGTCCATGACGAGCAACCCGGCAGGGCGCGATGCCAGATTTGAGGGCGAGTTTGACCCGACGAAGGTCAGCGTGGCGTCTTTGAATTGCTGCTCCAGCGTTTTGTAGCGATGCGTGTTGTGCGGCTTAAGCGCGGCCAAGGGGCGGCAGTCATCGACCATCGGTTGCCAGCGGTTTTCGGAGAACGAGCGCGCCATGCTTTCCGTGGGCATGACCCAAAGTGTCGGGAAAGGATTGTTGCTCATGCGCCATGCTGTTCCAATCATGACGATGGTTGTTTTGCTGGTCTGCGTTCCAAAGCAAAGTGCGAGGTCGGTCACTCGCGGGTCGCTGAAGCATTCCAACGGCTCGCGGACGTAAGGGGTGAGCAGGGTTGAATACGGCCCCGGCGTCTCGGTCTGACGGCGGGTTAGAACAATCTCATCCTCGGCCCACTCCCAGACTTCGCGGTTGTCTATAGGGGCAAAGACATCGCGGAGGTTGCGGTCAAGTTGTGCGGTAAGTTTCACGGGAGGCCAACGTATTTGTGAAGCTGAATGCTGATGCGCCAGTTGCGCGCCATACAAACATCAACACAAAGGTCGGTTGCCTTCTCTGATTGGCTTAAGGGCTGCAACCACACCACCGGGGGCTTGTAGTCTCCAAGTAGTGCGTCGAGTTTTTCAACGTCAACCAATCGACCCACGGGATGCTTTACCTCGTTGGCTCGGTGCAGGGATTCTCGCAACACAGTTTTTCCTCCCGGCATATCTATCTTCGGGGACACGGTCACAAATGTTGCTTTGGGAACGTGGACGGCGAACGTGCCGCTCGTCTCAATCTGCGTTGTAAAACCGGCGTTGAGCGCGGCGGTTAGCAAATCAAAGATCGGTTGCGCGCACGGCTCGCCCCCGGTTAGCACAAGATGCCGCGCGGTGTATCGCTGTTTGATGGATTCGATCAGTTCTTGCTCATTCCATTCAATACCGCCAGGAACTTCTTGGCGGGTGAATACGTTTTCGCGCGGCTCCTCTACTTTGTCTTTCGCCCACGTGTATTTTGTATCACACCACGGGCAACCAACCGGACAGTATTGCAGTCGCACAAAGACGCTCGGCTTCCCGGTGTGCGTTGCCTCACCTTGGATGGTTTGGAATACTTCGCTTATCAGAATCATAGTGTGACCTCCGCGCTGCACTTGCGGGTTTCCTCAACCACGCACTTGATGAGAGAGACGCCCGTGCCGTGCAGCAAATCGGGGGCGACTTCTTGAATAAGGTGCTGGCCGATGTTTTCGGCGGTAGGGTTAAACGGAACAACCACCACACTCGGATCAATCTTTTGAAGTTCGGGCAGCAACGGATCATCCTGCCAGATCAACATTTTGTGATCCCATACATCCTCAAGCCACGCGCACAGCTTGGCCTTGATAACGGAAAAGTCGATTACGCGCCCGATACTGTCGAGTTGCGCTGCCTCGCAAACAAAGTGCATGCGGTAATTGTGACCGTGCAGGTGACGGCATTTACCCTCATGCCCCACCACGCGATGACCGCACGAAATGTCGTGGTATCTGTTTGCCGTAATCATTTGAATCCTTGCCCCCCGATGATGGTTAAAAACTCGGACTTGGCCGCAGGGTTGGACATGAAGACCCCGCGCATTACGGAAGTCACCATGTCGGTATCAGTCTCGCGCACCCCGCGCCATGTCATGCACGTATGAGTTGCTTTCATTACCAAGGCCAACCCGCGCGGGTTGATTAGTTCCTCCAATTCGTCGGCCAGCATAACGATGGCCTCCTCTTGGATATGCGGCCTCGCCATGACCCAATCCGACAACCTAACAAACTTGGAGATACCGATTACTTTGTCAGACGGAATGACCCCCACCCACAGCTTGCCCATGATAGGACAGAAGTGGTGCGAGCAAGCTGACCGCACCTGTATCGGGCCGAGCGTGTAAATCTCGTCAAGATTCTTGGCGTTGGGAAACTCGGTGATTTTTGGGCGAGGAGAGAACCGACCCCAGAATATCTCCCGGCAATACATCTTTGCAACACGCGCGGCGGTTTCCTTGGTGTTGTGATCGTTTGTCGTGTCGATCCGTAGTGCGCCAAGGATTTGCTGGAAGTGGTGCGTTACCACTTGTTCCATCTGCTCCTTGTCTGCGTCCGACATGGTGGCGGCAACGTTTTGGTTAGCGTTTGTTTTCATAACTGTTTGTCTGCGTAGCGCATAAACTTGACCCACTCGTTGAAGTTGTGGACTGCCGTCTCTCGTGACTTCATTCGGCGGTTCGCTGGCGCGTCGATCTTGTCTAAGTCGCGCCCGTTAAACCGGTAGAGAAACCCGCCCCGGTTGCCATAGACCCACCCCGTCGAATCAACGGAATAAAACTTGTATCTGTGGAGGTCGTTGTATCCGGTGAACCCCAAGCCATGAACGCGCGCTCCGCGCTGCGCGGCTTCGTTAAGGAACCAAGTGAAAATTGGAAAATCTTTCTTGGTAATCTCGCCCGTTACTATGCCGCCAATCGCAACGTATTTGTAGTCGTTGCACAAATCCAACCACGCTTGCTTGCCGCGCGACCTGTGCCATACCGGGATGGGCCGCTTTCCGGTGCGCGCCTCCAATCTTTTGCGAAGCCTTAAAACCTCCGCAATCCCCACCACGCTATCAATGTCCAACTCAAAAAAATGGTGAATGTTGTGTCGGTTAATGAAATCTCCGTATTCGTCCACATACTTGTTCCAGTCTGCAGTTTTCGCTTTGTTGGACATGAAGGTGAACGCACCAGAGTCCAGTAAGAAATCCCGAAAGGTTGGAATGAGTTTGTGCAACCACTCGGCCTCTTTGATGTAAAAGAAGCTTTCGAGCAGATAGATTTCGCACTTTGGTTCGTGTTGTTTCACCACAAACGGTTTGCCGATACCCCCCGCCAGAAAGACCTTCGTGGCAGACTCAATGGAATTGTGTTTTGCATATTCGTTCCACAGTGGCTTGATTGTTCCTGTGGTGAGGGCGGCTGATAGATAGAGCCTCACGACAGGTATTCCGTAGGATCAAATCCCTCCAAGGCTTCCTTGCGTTCGACACAAGACCCACATTTACCGCAATGAATCTCGCCGCCCTTGTAGCAAGTCCACGTGAGGTCGTAGTCCACCCCGTGATCTCGACCGAGCAAGCCGATCTGCCGCTTGTCCAGATGTGTGTATGGAGCAAACAAACTCACCCCGGCATAGGTGCCGTGCTTCATTGCTTCACTCATGGGAGTGATAAAGTCCTGCCGACAGTCGGGATAGATGGCGTGGTCGCCCGCGTGGTTAGCGATACCGACAAATGAGCAATCGACACTCTCGGCAAACCCGCAAGCCATTGAGAGCATGATGCCGTTGCGGAACGGAACTACCGTGCGCTTCATGGTTGGGTCTGCGTAGTGACCTTCTGGCACTTCACCCCCGGATTGCAATAGGTCGGATCGAAACATCTGGCCGATAAAATCCATGTCGATTTCGTGAAGTGGGATACCGAGGCGGGCGCAGTTCTCCCGTGCCATCGCGCGTTCGCGGTGGTTGTGTTTGCTTCCGTAGTGGAAGTTAAGACAAGCCTTGATCCGGTCACGGTGGTGGTAAAGCAGCACGGTTGAATCCATGCCGCCGCTGTAGACGAGGACAGTGTTTTTCATGGTTAGGATTGCTTGGAGTTAAGAAGCGCAACAACAGCTGCCTCCGGTGTGTCGGCGTAAGAGGTAAGTTGCTCGCGGACTTCGGCGCATTGGTCGGCGGGGTATTCCAAAATGATGCGCTCGGTCTGTTCGTCCCCGCCCCCGGTGGATGTTGGTTCGGCAAAGAAGGCAGAGGGATCAAGCGCGCGACCGCCTTCCGCGATGGTTTCAAGACCTCCCAAGTCAGACAGCGAAAAGTCGCCAAGCGAATTGAAGTTCACCTCTTCCATTTCAAGGTGCAGCATGGCGGCGTCCCATCCCCCGCCCATTTCAGCCAGCCGATTATCGGCAAGGATGTAAGCCCGCTTCTGGTTTTCGGTAAGGTGTGACAGGCGCAGACAAGGAACCGACTCAAGGCCGAGCTTCTGCGCGGCCAAGACGCGACCATGCCCCGCGATGATCCCGTTGTCCCTGTCGATTAGAACGGGGTTGTTGAATCCAAACTCTTTGATGCTCGCGGCGATTGAACCCACTTGGCTCGAATCGTGTTTCTTTGCGTTGCGCGCATACGGCACAAGTGCATCGGTGGGGATTTGTTCGATGTTAGGAGTTGGCTTTTTCATAAATAGCTTTGAAAAGGGTCTTGTCGCGCCACTCCTCCAAGAGCTTCTGCGCGAGGACGGGGTCTTGCGGGTTGACCTTGGCCGAGAGGGCGGCGGGCATGGAGGCGGCAAGGGTGCGAACGTCTTGCAGGACGGCACGGAAGGTGCGGTCGGCGTCTTCGATCTGAATCGTGCGGCGGTCGCGCTCAAGGAGGTCGCGCCATTGCCGCTCGTAGGTGAGTTGCTTGGCCGAGTATTGTTGGTGCGTCTGCGACCAGCGGCGGGAGGCTTCGATGTCCCCGGAGTGATGAAGGCGGGCGACTTGCGCGGCGGCGTGTTTGCGTAGTTGTCGCTGCTCGTTTAATGCCTCGCGGCAACTGTCGGTATCGGTGAAGGTCTTGACGGGTTCCGCGACGGCTTCGGCGGGTTCGGGCGGGTCTTCGTTCTCCGTGGAAATCTCTACGGGAGTCGGGCTCGGCGCTGGCCGGGGTTGGCTTGCTATGCGGCTGCGGCCATTGCGCTGATACCAAGATTGAGCAGCCTCAATGCTGTCGATGGGCATCCCGCGCTTGATGCACTTATGCGCCCCGGCCCCGGTAATTCCGAGGGCGGCGGCAAGAGCGCGGACAGTCATGTCAACCCTGCCCGTGTCAACTTCGTGTTAACTTTTACAACGGCCAGTTAACACTCAAATTAACACCAAATGACGCCCAAAC